CCTAAAAAATGCTCCGGTGGTATATTTCCTGGAATGTTTTTGATTCTCACTCATAACATCCTTACAAAACTATAGTGAAACTCTATAGAAGTAGCAAGAAAGGGGTAACATGGCAACCCGTCGAGTCGATAAAGATTCTATAAAGCCTCGTCGGTCGGCAACAACTCCTGAAGCTAGAGAAAACCAATTAGTTGCAGCCGCTGTAGACTTGGCAGAACAACAAATCTTAGCGGGAACAGCATCGTCACAAGTAATTACACACTATTTGAAACTTGGTTCATCTCGCGAGAAACTAGAACAAGAACGTTTGGAAAAAGAAAACGAACTCTTGGATGCAAGGCGTGAAGCACTAGCTGCTCAAGGTAGAATTGAAGAACTTTACGGCGAAGCCCTCAACGCAATGCGTTTGTACTCAGGACAAGTTACAACTAATGACGATCCTTATGATGATTAAAACATATTCTGAATTAGTAAGACATGACACTTTTTTAGATAGGTTTAATTACCTAAGTCTTCGCGGACATATAGGGAGAGAAACCTTTGGGTTTGATAGGTGGATTAATCAAGCTTTTTATAAATCTAGGGAATGGAAACAAGCACGTCAATATGTGATTGCTCGAGACTTGGGCTGTGACTTAGGGGTCGATGGATACGACATTCATTCGCAATTGTTAGTTCATCACATGAATCCTTTAAGTCCAAGTGACATCGACGATGCTTCGTTAGACATACTAGATCCCAACTTCTTAATAACAACAACGCACAGAACACATAACGCAATTCATTATGGTGACTCAACGTTGTTAACACAACCTTTTGAACCACGGACTCGTGGGGATACAGCTTTATGGTAAAAGGAGATAACATGTTTGGCAAGTTACCCGCGCCAGCGCGACACTTATTGCTTTTGATTTTAGCAGCAAGTCTAACTGGATTAATAAAAGTTTTGCCGTCACTTGAGATTCCAAACGATCTGCTTCCGTTTGTGACTGGTTTTATTGCCGTTATTTTAGCATGGGTGACGCCGCTTGTCCAATCTTATGGCCTTGGCGTCGTTCCAGAAATTGCGGATGCAACTTCTTTGGACGATCTTGCTCAAGCGACAGACAATTCATCGCAACCAGAAGACGGTCCGCAAAGGATCTCACAAGACCCCGATGATGTGATTGAGTCTACAAATGAAACTGAGGTAGTTTAAGATGACAACATCCGAAGATGTCTTGCGCGTAGCGCGAACTCAAATTGGTTATAAAGAAAAAGCCAATAACAATAATAAGTATGGCGCTTGGTATGGTCTAAATAATAAACCATGGTGCGCTATGTTTGTTTCTTGGGTTGCTAATGAAGCAAAAGCTACGAAGATCATTCCTAAGCATGCGTACACTCCAGCCGGAGCTGCGTGGTTTAAATCAAAAAAGCAATGGCATACGTCGCCTCGTGTTGGGGACATTGTATATTTCAATTTTCCAAACGATGACGTCGATCGAATTAGCCATGTTGGTATTGTTGAGGCTGTAATGAAAGATGGTTCAATTGTAACCATTGAGGGCAACACTAACAAAGCTGGGTCACGTGTTGGCGGAGGAGTTTGGCGGAAAATTCGTAAAACTGGCGTGGTTGGTTATGGTCGACCGAACTATAAAATAGTCAAGCCAGTTGTCGTTGCCAAGCCCAAACCAAAACCTGTTAAGAAAACTAACGCCGTTATTGCAAATGAAGTGATTCACGGTCTTTGGGGAACTGGCACGGTACGTAAGAATCAATTGAAAAAAGCTGGTTACGATCCAGCAGTTATTCAAAAACTTGTTAACAAAAAAATTAAATAAATTCAAGGAGGTGAGACCATGACAGAGAGTATACTTAACAGTACCAAAAAAATTATAGGTATTGATTCGAGTTACACGGCGTTTGACCAAGATATTATTATGCATATCAACTCTACGTTTGCAACATTAAATCAATTAGGGGTTGGACCCGTTGAAGGGTTTATGATTAGCAATTCTACACCAGTCTGGAACGATATTCTAGACTCGGACCTTCGTTTAAACTCAGTTAAATCTTATGTTTATTTGAGAGTCCGCCTTCTATTTGATCCACCATCAACATCGTATGCTATGTCCGCAATTCAAGATCAAATTACAGAACTTGGTTGGCGGATTAGCACTTATAGAGAGGAGGAGGGATGGACAGCCCCGACTCAGGAGGAAGAGAGCTAGGAGCATCTGCAACCGAAAACGTTCTCGAACATTTTGGTACAAAGGGTATGAAGTGGGGCCAACGTAAAGATCGATATTCATCTACTCAGATAGTCCTCACAACGGCAAAGCCCAAGGTTGGCGGTAAGACTTTAGACGCCGAAGGCAAGACGGCAGTTGTCGCTAAGGTCGAGCGTGTTTCTAACGGAACTAAAAAGAAAGTTTTAAAAAGCCTTAACATGAAAGATCGTCCTAACCTAGAAGCGGTTAAGCTTACCACAGTCAATGAAGATCAATACAATGCTGCTAAAAAACGTATTCCGCTAGGCACCAAGCTTCGTGTTGGGGCTCTTGTGATCTCAGCGGGCTCCTTTGTGGTTAGATCTTTGCTTGAACAAGATGACATGGCCGATGGTCAAATTGTCGGACACACCGATGACGGCATCGAGATTCAACACTACGGCCTTAAAGGTATGCGATGGGGCGTTAGACGCGATAATCCGTCTGGCGGCGGAGGAGGTTCAACTCCAGTTACCGCAAAAATTAAACCTGGCGGCGGAATTGTTAAAGTTAAAGGTGGAGGCGGAAGACTTCCATCTGAAGACGCTTTAAATGCTGCATCTTACAAACAACGAGCTGCAAAAAGTACTGTGTCTTCGCTTGACAATAAAGAACTGCAAGCATTAGTGACACGATTGAATCTTGAACAACAATATAGTAAATTAACAGTTGAAACAAAGACAAAATCCGCTGGACGAAAAGCAATTGAAGCAATCCTTCTTAATGAAGGTAAGTCGCTTATCATTAAAGGTAAAGCTGGCCCAATTGCTGGCGCAGTTGGTGGAGGTCTTAAAGCCACAGGTCAACATCGCGGTACGCAAACGGTTGGCAAGGTAGCCGTTAAGTCTATATTTGCAGCAGGAGCAGGTAAACATCGTCTTGCCTAAACAGAAACGAGGTGCATAATGGGATTATCAAATACAGCTACTCCGATATATTATGCACAATTCAGAGACTCTGTTTTACGGGGAGACATACCAGTAAACCGAGAAATTGCACAAGAGATGAATCGAATTGACGCTTTAATTGCAAACCCAAACATGTATTACGACGATGAGGCTGTTAATGGCTTTATTCTTTATTGTGAAAACGAACTGACCTTGACAGACGGAAGCGATTTGCATTTATTAGATACGTTTAAATTATGGTCTGAGCAAATTTTTGGTTGGTATTACTTTATTGAACGTAGTGTTTATGAGCCATCGGCAGACAATCACGGCGGAAAGTATGTTAAGAAAACAATTAAAAAACGATTGATTACAAAACAATATTTGATTGTTGCTCGAGGTGCAGCTAAGTCTATGTATGCTGAATGCATTCAAGCATATTTTCTAAATGTTGATACTGCAACAACGCATCAAATCACAACGGCTCCAACAATGAAACAAGCTGAGGAAGTAATGGCTCCGTTTCGCACCGCTATCACGCGCGCGCGAGGACCTCTATTTAAATTTCTAACCGAAGGTTCAATGCAGAATACAACTGGTTCTAGAGCTATGCGGATTAAATTAGCATCAACTAAAAAGGGAATTGAGAACTTTTTAACTGGCTCAATGCTTGAGATCCGCCCAATGGCCATCAATAAGCTACAAGGTCTTCGTCCAAAAGTATCTACAATTGACGAATGGCTGTCTGGAGACTTAAGAGAAGATGTTGTTGGCGCAATTGAGCAAGGTGCATCTAAATTAGATGATTATTTGATCGTTGCTATTAGTTCAGAAGGAACTGTGCGCAACGGCTCAGGTGATACTATTAAGATGGAGCTTAGTGATATTCTAAAAGGCGAATACTTTGCGCCACATATTTCGATTTGGCACTATAAGCTTGATTCATTAGAAGAAGTTGCAGATCCCGCAATGTGGCAAAAAGCTAATCCAAATTTAGGCATTACTGTTAGTTATGAAACCTATCAACTAGACGTTGAGCGGGCTGAGAAAGCTCCAGCAGCAAGGAATGATATTCTTGCGAAACGTTTTGGTATACCTATGGAAGGTTATACATATTTCTTCACATACGAAGAAACTTTGCCGCACAAAAAGCGTGATTTCTGGCAAATGCCATGCGCTCTTGGAGCTGACCTCTCACAGGGAGATGACTTTTGTGCTTTTACATTTTTGTTCCCGCTGGGCAATGGCTTTTACGGCGTTAAGACACGTAGTTATATTTCCTCCCTTACCCAAATGAAACTACCAGGAGCTATGCGTTCCAAGTATGACGAGTTTACCAAAGAAGGTAGCTTACATGTACTCGAGGGATCTGTGCTTGACATGATGGAGGTTTATGAGGACCTCGATCAGTTCATTCAAGCTTCAGAATACGACGTGAGAGCTTTGGGTTTTGACCCATATAACGCTAAAGAATTTGTTGCTCGATGGGAAGCCGAGAATGGCCCATTTGGTATTGAGAAAGTAATTCAAGGTGCAAAAACTGAGTCTGTACCTTTGGGCGAACTAAAAATTTTAAGTGAAGAACGAATGCTTTTATTCGATCAATCACTAATGTCTTTTGCCATGGGTAATGCCATTACTTTAGAAGACACAAATGGTAACAGAAAACTTTTAAAGAAAAGACAAGAAGAAAAAATCGACAATGTAGCCGCCCTTATGGACGCTTATATTGCTTTCAAAGCGCACAAAGAGGCGTTCGAATAACTTCACAAAAGAAAGGATGACAATGGCAACAGTAACCGTGTTAACAGCAGCGCGCATGCTCGCAATCGAGGCAGCGTCTGTTGTTTCAGGAGCAATCTCAGGTGACAACTTAATTTTAACTAAGTACGACGGTTCAACCGTTAATGCCGGCAATGTGCGTGGCGCCACCGGCGCTGCAGGAGCTACAGGCGCAACCGGAGCTACAGGGCCTACCGGCGCAACTGGTGCAACCGGAGCAACCGGAGCATCGTATGCCGTTGGTGATCCAATTTATACCATTGCGCGAAATGCTACAGGCGTCACCATTCCAAAGGGATCTGTGGTTTATATCTCAGGGTCAAATGGCACCCATCCAAATATTTCTCTCGCTCTCGCGAACGCAGAAAGCACAAGCGCTAGAACTCTAGGCTTTACTGCTGCAGCAATTGCTAACAATGCAACTGGTTCAGTAATGGTGTCGGGATATTTAGACGGTCTTAACACTTCTGCTGCAGTAGCAGACGGAGATCCGATTTATTTGTCAGGTACGACTGCTGGCGGTTGGACAACGACAAAGCCTGTTGCGCCGACACACCTTGTATATTTGGGTAATGTTGTGCTTGATAATGCGTCTACAGGTAAGATTTATGTTAAGGTCCAGAATGGTTATGAGCTTGACGAATTGCACGATGTTTTAATTACAAGTAAAGCCAATGGCGATTTATTGAGGTATGATTCTGCAACTGGTTTGTGGAAAAATGTGCCACAAGCATCGACCCAGTTAGCTACGGATATTTCTACTCTTTCTGGCACCGTATCAGGACTATCTACTACTATTGGTAATGTATCGACTGTAGCAAATGGCGCTGTGCCTAAATCAACTGTAACGACTGCCGGAGATTTGATTGTTGCTTCTGGTGCAGCTGCTGTTGCGCGTTTGGCTGCTGGGACTAGTGGTCAGGTATTGACAGCAAATGGCACAGGTGTAGCACCTACATGGCAAGCCGCTGCTGGTGGTGTACCAACGGCAAGAACAATTAGTACCACCGCTCCTTTGGCTGGTGGTGGAGATCTATCTGCTAACCGAACTTTGAGCATTGCCGATGCGAGCACAACGGTGAAGGGTGCGGTGCAACTTACCGATTCAACTTCTTCAACTTTGACCACCACGGCCGCGACACCCAATGCGGTGAAGTCGGCTTACGATTTGGCCAATGGGGCTGTTCCGAAATCCACTGTGACAACCGCCGGCGATTTAATTGTTGGAACTGGCGCTGGCGCTGTTGCACGACTAGGCAAGGGTACAACTGGTCAAGTTTTAACAGCTGGAGCATCCACTCTTTCTTGGGCTACTCCTTCCGCTAGCAGTGGGGGTTATTCTACAATCCAAGATGAATCTACGACCTTGACTGCCCGCTCTACGGTGAACTTCTCCGGACGTGGCGTCGTCGCATCTGACAACCTATATACTACCAGTACCGACGTCTATGTGTATGGACCATACGCCCCAGCAACTACCGCTGGACAAATGATCGCTCCGTTACATATACCAAGTAGTTTAGCTTGG